GAAAAAGATCGTGTAAATAATAACAATAAATTACCAACATCAACCCCAGTTCAAGCAGCAAAGGATTGTAAATGATTAAAGACCTATGGGAAGGCCCGCGCTATACTGAAGATGAGTTAATGGCTAGGCTTAAATTTTTTATAGGTATGGTACTAGCATTAACATTATTTGGTATCGTATTTGTAGTACTCTACAGCTTAATATTTGTAACACAACCTATGAATGGTATTAGCCCTGTAGATAACAAATTTTTTGAATTGATTATTCCTATAGCTACTTTTTTAACAGGTACTCTTAGTGGTATTATGTTAGCTAGTGGTGATAAGGAAGCTCAAAAAGCAGCCCTACAAGCTGCAAATAAAGGTTGGGATAAGCCACCAAGCCCACCACCTATGTCTACTCCTATGGTTACCCTAGGTAACAACGGCAGCATAAGCATAGCACCATCAACTGGCGGCAATCAAGTAACTGTTGGGTTTGGCGGCAAAGCCGCACCTCCTCAACAACCATTTCCAGAACTATAATAGGAAACTATATGACTAAAATTCTATTAGCATTTGTAGCTTCAGCACTTTTAATACAACCAGCATTAGCAGCTGATCCAGTTAAAAAGGAAGAAAAAGCACCAGCTAAAGTAGAAGCTAAAAAGGATGAGCCAGCTAAGAAAGAAGAAAAGGCTCCTGCTAAAAAAGAAGAAGCTAAAAAAGAAAAGGCTTGTATTGATAAAGTAAAAGATGGTAAGCCTGTTATTGGCAAAGATGGTAAGCCAGAACAAGTGTGTAAAGAAGTTAAGGTTCACGAAAAATTAGACGGACACAAAGTACCTGATAAAAAGTAACTTTAACTACTAGGATATAATATGGCCAAGAGCAGTGCTAAAAAGCTAAGAAGCGTTCAACGCGATAACGTAATCCCGCTAGAAATAGGTTTTGAAAATGTAACTCCATTAAATTATATTCAAGAAGAATATTTAATGGCAATACATAGTAATAGTATTGTTTTTGGTATAGGTAGCGCAGGTACAGGTAAAACCTATATTGCAGCCACATATGCAGCCGGTGAGTTATTTCACCGGCGCATTAAAAAAATAATACTAACCAGACCTAATATAGAAACTGGACGAGGATTAGGCTTCTTACCTGGTACACTAGAAGAAAAATACGCACCATACCTAGAACCGTTTGATCAAATTTTTACTAATAGCCTAGGTAAAGGATTTTATGAGTATGCACTGAGTAAAAAACAAATAGAACCTAAACCGTTAGGATTTATGCGAGGACTAACATTTGACGACTGTATAGTACTCCTAGACGAAGCACAAAATGCTACTAGGGATGAGCTGAAAATGATCTTGTCACGCATAGGTAAAAACTGTAAAATTATAATTAGCGGAGATCACGAGCAAAGCGATATTAGCAATAGCGGACTCTTAGATGCTACTAATAGATTAGAACATATCGAAGGCATTGAGGTTGTTAGATTTCGTGATGAAGATATTGTTCGCAGTAAACTCTGTAAACAAATAATTATGGCCTATAAACAATGAGACTTAAACTCCCACCTAAAAATCGTAATCAAGGAATATACTGGGTTAGATATTACTTAGATCATGTAGATAGGCCTGCCGCAAAACCAAGAATAAATAAACAAGACGAATATAGAGAAACTATAGTACAGATGCTAGACTGCTTTACGCAGTCTAGCTATCCAGAAGATATAGCCGAATTTATACTAGAACTAGAAAGAATACTTCAACTAAAACGAATTACTAGCAAACACATGGAAAAGATAAATGCTACAGTTGGGTTTTTAAGTAATAAGTATAAAGAGGAGTTATAAGCATGGAAGCAGTTACAGACGCTGTTGGTAAATTATGGTTTTTAGGTGCTGGAATAGTTGCTATAGCTGCTTATGCTGTTACGATTAAAGTTAGACTAGATTATCTTGAAAAAAATTATGATAGACAGATTACTGCACTCTGGGATCAAGTTAACAGATTAATAAAAGAACAAAAGCATAATGGAAACTAAACTTGCCACCATAATCTGTAGTGATGTTATTGGCTATAGTACCCTAATGCAGCGTGATGAAGCAGGAACACTAGCTAAATTAGATGCTTGCCGTGCTGTTATTGACGAATTAATAAACACTTATCGAGGACGTTTATTTAATACAGGCGGAGACAGTGTACTCATTGAATTTGCCAGTGCTGTAGATGCAGTGCGATTTGGCATAGACATGCAACACCATATCCGCAAATTAAATAATGGCATGCGTTGGCGTATAGGCATGCATGTAGGCGAAGTTTGGGTCTATGGCACTAACTTAATGGGTGATGCTGTAAACTTAGCAGCTCGTACAGAAAGTCTTGCTGATTATGGTGGTGTTACATTAACTGATAGTGTATATAGACTAGTTAGTACAAAAATAAAAGATTATAAATTTGTTAGTCGTGGCTTGCAAGAATTTAAAAATGTAGAACCAATGGAAATTTGGAGTGTGGTAATAGAGGGCAGTGAACCTAACCCACACTTAAACAAAAGTACTAAAAAATCCACTGCAAAAACACACAATGAATTAATTTCAGCCGTAGTTAATGATCAAGCAGCCAGAAATCGTAGTTTAAATGATGGTATAACTTTCAAACAAGACGGTAATTATAGTGCAGCTACTAGAATATTTATGTGGCGTGCACTAAAAGGCGATCAAAAGGCACTAGATGAATTAATAAATTTGTTACAGAAAAGCAGCTTGCCCAATGAGTTAAAAACCTATGCGTATGCTGTTTTTAGAGAAATACATCAAAAAGTTAGTAGTGAAACGGCATTAAAAATAGTAGACCTAGTAAAAGACGAAAGTCATAGTTTAGCTATGCAATTTTTACGGCATGCAGCTAAAGTCAATGAAACTGCTAATCAAAAATTAGCTACTATGATTTTTAATGATCCATTAAGCAGCCAAAGCGAAATAGAAAGTATTTTAGGCGACCTTAAAGACAGTGGAATGAAACGCAACGTATCTAGTATGCTAAATTTGGGTAAATACTACTTACAAGTTGCTGATAATAAAAATGCTTTTCGTTGGTTATATGCTGCTAGGCACGAACATAATCAAGAAGCACAAAAACTACTAGAAGAATTATTAAAGACTATTAGTAAAGCTGACTTTAATAATTTTAAAACGGATGCAGATGCTCTAGTAGATGAAATTAAATTTATTGATGACAATCGTATGCGATAATAGGAGTTGTAATGGCTAAAACTTATAAACCAACAAGCGGAATGGCTAGTGCTGCTAGACGAGCACTAAAATGGAAAAGTGAAGGTAAAGCTGGCGGTACACTTGTTGGCTTAGCCAGAGCTAATCAATTAAAAGATAGAGATCCATTAAGCGCAAGCGTAGTATTACGCATGTACAGCTTTTTTAGCAGACATGAAGTAGATAAACAGGCAACTGGTTTTTACAGTGGACAAGAAGGATTTCCTAGTAAAGGTCGTGTAGCTTGGGATCTTTGGGGCGGTGACGGCGGATATAGTTGGAGTACTGCCAAGCGCAATCAAATTATGCGTGATCGTGAAAACAAAGCAATGCAGCTAGTACGTGTAGCGCAAAAAGGCATGATTAGTAAGCCACTGCGTATGATGGCAGCACAGGTAATTGAAAATTATGCCAACGAAAACATCAGCGAAGACTTAGAAGCATTTGGTCAGTTTATGTACCATGCTGAATTATTGCGAAATGATCACCTAGATATTTACCTCTTAGACTTACACCGTGTAGATCAACCATATCGTGATATACTTGTAGAGGTATTTAGTCAACTAGACGATATGCATGATAATGATAATACTATAGATGATGAAGATAGCGACTTAGATACGCCACTAAGTCTATAAAACAAAAAAGCCCAGTAGATTGCTCTACTGGGCTTTTTTTATTAATTTATTATCGTCTACAAAATAAATTGCGTCTAAGCTACTGTTATTGAATATATTAATAGCATCATTTTTTGTTTGTGCTAGTGGTTCGCCTGCTAAATTTAAACTTGTGTTTAGTAGTATTGGACAACCTGTTTGGTTAAAGAATTCTAATAGTAGCTCAAATAAAAATCCATGGGATACAGTTTGAACTCTACATGTATTGTCTACGTGAATAACACTAGGTATATATTCAGCAAATTCTGGTTTTACATCAAAGTTTATAGTCATATCCCTAGACTTATCAAGTCCTAGTGTATCAAAATACTTTGTAAATTCACTTTCTAGTACTACTGCTGCAAATGGTCTATACCACTCTCGTTGCTTTATTTTATTTACCAGATCTTTTCCGTCTAAGTTCCTAGGATCAAATAATATTGATCTATGTCCTAGTGCTCTTGGTCCCGATTCTGGCTGACCTTCAAAAATAGCTAAACTTTGTTTATTTGCTAAAAGTTTACACAATTCTTTTAGTGTAGTTTTATTACCAAGTGTTAGTGGTTCGTTGTAGTTGTAGTAGTGAAAAAAGCTATTATCTATTGGTTTAGGAACCCTATTAGTTAGCATGTTATATTTTAACATAGCAGCACCTATAGGTACACCAGTATCGTCTGATATAGGCTCAAAATAAAAATTTACACCTGGAATACTTTTAATATAATAATTATTTGCTACAATATTTAAACCATATCCACCAACAATGCAAACATTGTTAATATTTGTACTATTTACATAGTATTCTATTAAGTTTTTAACTACAAACTGTGTTTGAAGTTGCACTTGTTTTGCAATGTCTGCATAAAATTCATAGTTATCAGTAGTTATTTTATTAACAGTTTTGTCCTGTAATTCTAGGAAACAGGTTTGTTGTGCTGTAGTAAATAAGTGATCTAGTGGGTTGCCATAACTATCAAAAAGTTTATAGTCAAAATCATTTTTTCCATAGGCAGATAAACCCATAGTCTTACCATTTTCCAAATCATTTTGACCTATAAGAGTTGTTGCTGCTTCGTATACTTTTACTATACCCATATGAGTATTAGCCATTATATCACAATCTGGATAAAAACCCTCTAGTTCGCGTGCTATCAGTAACTTTTGACCTTGATAGTTATCATTTAGCCAAAAACGTTTGTAGATAGCTTTGCTAGTATTTTTAGTAAATAAAAATACAGATTCAGACTCACGCGCAGCAGGATGTCTATTTACAAAAAATATTGACCCATTTCTGTCAATAACAAAAACCAAAGCTGTATCAAACTTGCTGTTGTAGTAGGCTAAATTTGCGTGACAGCTGTGATGTAGTAAACTAGAAAAGTTTTCTAGCTCAACACCAAACATTTTTCTAATATAGTGCTTATATGTAATTTCTATATCAGATTCATCATTACTAGGAACACTATATAATGCGTAGTCTACTTTGCCTAAATTTAAACTTTTATATAATTCTAATGCTTTAAAAGGATGTTTGTCTCGCTTAACTCTACTTAACCGTTCTTCTTTGCAAAAGTATTCGATTATACCATTGTTAATAACACATACTGAACTATCGTGCGCTATATTAAAAGCCAATATTCTCATATAAATAAAAGCCCGCATATCGCGGGCTTTTTCCTAGCTATTAGTTTCTTCAGGTTTAGGCAACTGCGTTTGTGCTTGCTGCTGCATTTTTTGAATAATAGGATTTGCAATCTTAGCTGGCAGTTCCTGCAAGCCAGCTAAGATTGCGTTTGCTTCTGAATAAGTAAGTGTAAATTTTAATTCAATATCGTTCATTTTATTGGACAAGCTCCAGTACTACAATCATCACCAACAATCTCATCAAAACTGTTAGCGCCTTCTAGATCAACGGGTTTGAGATTATATACATAATCTTTATAAGTTTGTTCATCTACAACTTCTTGTGGAAGATAGAGATAGCCTAAATCTTGTGCAGTTTTTGTAGGATCAGTTCTATAAATAAAACTTACACCTACATAACAATCCCAGTTATTTAATAACCAGTCAATAATCTCCGAGACTTCACTAGGATCGTAACTAATTGTTACCGATGTGTTTTGCTGTGTCCAACTAGTTTGCAACAGCTTATAACGTTCTAGCTGATGTACTGCGCTTTCAAGATTGACTTCCTTGCCGTTTTCCTTATGAAATGGCACATCTTTCCACTCAACAGGAAATGTTACTAGCACACCAGTTGGGTCTGTAGGATGATTCATCACTTTGTATCCTGCTTCACGCATAAGTGGAATAACAGGATCATAGGTACTAAACTGTACGTTGTTGAAAATGTACTTGCCTAGTGGCTTGTGCACACCTTCTGTACAATCCATGATTTTACTTAACGTGCCTGATGGCTTAACGCAGGTAACATTTTTAGGACGTGGTAATCCTAGTTCATCAGCCATGCTAATAGCAGCACTAGTTGCTGTACGCTTAAGATATTCATAGTCATAACTATTCATATCTGGACGCATTGCAATACCTGTTAGACCAACCCCGCAGAGACGTAGGAAATAGTTGTTAAGGTGCCATGCTTCTTGTAAGATCCCGTCTTTAAGGTTAACACAGGTTTGACGATAATTTGCCCTGGCAGCCAATCTGATCGCATCGTGTAGTCCAGCGGTGTCGCCTTTAAACTTGGAGATGTCCGTTTCTGTAAGGTTACAGAAGGACTTGTTGCCCAATAAGATTTCGACGCATGGATTTGCTCCTTTAAACCACGGAGCACGTCTGAGAGCTTCTTGTTCATTAATAAATCCTGGTTCACTACCACCAGCTTCTTGCATAAGATTAAATATATGCTTTAGCTCGGCTCTAGTTGGTTTTTCTTTGAATACTAAGCTATTATTACTCTGCTGACGGTGTTCACGACCATACAACCAAAAGTCTTTTTTAGCTATTGCAAATTCTTCCCACTCCGGTTGACCATAGTCGAAAAGAGCAATTTCAGCCGATCTACGACTGGACAAGATCGTTCCGAGATGATTAACAATGTCAAGAATATCCATCCTAGTGAGAAGGCTATCAGCCCTACCATTAAGTATGTTGGCAATTGCAACATAAGCTTTTGAGATAGCACTGTCACCACTGCTAATCCATCCATATCCTTTTAACCTTTCCCCAGCAGGTCTTAGTTGGCTAAAATCAAGTACGAGAGTATCAGCAGGATACTTACCCGCAAGCAACTTTCCAATAGACTTGGCCCAGGCTTCGGCACTGTCTCCAACTTGTATCGTCCAAGTTTTTGTGCCTGCATCCCAGGTTTCAACATTGTGTTCAAGTCCACCCTTAGCTGTTCGTTGGCTTTTAACAACCTTGATATTTTTAATAGGTTTTGAGAATCCATTTAGCGTACCTACAATGGGTTTAAATCCTACGCCACAGCCTTGTAGTAGTAGCCATAATACGTCTACTACGTCATATACTGTTTCTACTTGTGTAAAGCTGCAGTTAAACTGTGACGCTTCACGGGTTTGCGCTACGTTTGTACCACCTAGCCATAATGTACGGCCACTCATTAACACTTTTCTAGCTAGCATTAATTGTTCTAGCTGTTCTAATTCTTCTACTTCGTTAAAATACAGTTGACGACCTACGCTGCGTTCCCACAACCAGTGTTGATGTTCACGTACTCGTCTAATTGTTTGTGCCCATGTTTCAAATTGTTTGCCATCATCACTGGTGGGTCTATTATATGTTCGTCGTGTAATGACTTGTGCTCTTGTACTTACCTGCATAATTGCTCCTATTTTCCTGTGCTACCAAACCCTCCAGTACCACGTTCTGTATCATTCCAGCTGTCGACAAAATCGCATAAGATAACTGGTAAGATAACCAGCTGTGCAATTCTATCTCCAACTTCTATTGTATATCTGTTGTCACTAATATTTTTTAGTGCGATTTTTATATTTCCACGATAATCACTGTCAATAACGCCTACGCCATTAAGCACAATAATTCCCTTTGAGCCTTGTCCCGATCTATTAAATACAAAGCCACCAAAGCCCTGTGGAATTTTTATGGCTACACCACTATCTAACAATTTTGTTTCGCCAGGATAGAGTTCACACTTTTCAGTGCTGCGTAAATCTGCACCTGCATCTGTAGGATTAGCACGTTTGGGTAAGTAGGCAGCATTATCTACTCTGCACTCTACTACTTGCTTGACCGTTAAATCACGATTGTGATCATAAGTTTTATTAATATTAAAAAAGTCTATAGTTTGTTTCATCGGATAGTTAACTCTAATATTTCGTCAATTTGTTTGCAATTGTCCACACCTATTGCATCACCGCAATAGGTAACAAGATCCATAAGTTGGTAATTAAGCTCTAATTGTTGTTTGTTTTGGTTGATCGCTTCAATATACTTATAACGACCATGTATAGGAATACTGTTAATAATGTCCCAAGTAGTACCATGTTCTTCAACAAGTTGCTGAGCACGTTTAGGTCCCACACCAGGAATACCAGGGACATTATCGCCAGTATCGCCCATAAGACACTTAACACTAATATACTGCTCAGGTTCAAATGCGTAGTGATCGTTCCAGTTATCCCACGTAACTTCTTTTCTAGTAACATAGCTAAATCTCCCTACGCCAGGTCTAATTAACAAATCCCAATCTTTATCACTACTCATTAACCAGATTTGATCAGCAGGTAACTTTCGTTTTTTGTTTACTATATACGCAGCAATATCATCTGCTTCTACACCTTGAAAACGTAATACTGGATAGTGTTCGCCAAGTAGTTCTAGTGTAGCTGTAAAATCTTCAAAGAACAGTTCGAATTCTAGTTTTTCTTGCTCGGTTTGCAATTCGTACTTGTCTTTACGATTTTGTTTGTACAGCGGATAGATTTCTTTACGATAGCTACTAGACCCTTGATCTGCTGCTATAATAACCCACTTAGCTTTATAACTCTTTTTTAGGCTTTCAACAGTACGATAATAATCTTCTGCAAAATCTCTTGCGCCGCTATGTTTATAGCGAAATGCAAGATTAAGCGCATCAACTATCATTAGTGTTTTTTCAGTTGTTTCAAATTCTGTAAAAGGTTTCATATCATTTTCTTGAGTGTAATCTATTATTATATCACTGTTGATAAAATTTGTCAATCTATAAATTTAACATTGCTCAAGTTAAGCCAATCTTCTAACAAGAAAATATAGAACTCATAGTCATCTGTACAATACATTAGCCAACGCTTTTCTAGCATTGCGTCATCATCAAATACCACAGTTGCCACAAATAATTTGCTGCGATCATGCTTGAATATAAGTAGTGGTAGTTTATCTACTTGACGTGCTTGACGATGTGCTTGTTGCCACCACTCTAGCAATTGTGGTGTTTTATGTGTTAGTAGCCCACTATTTATATGGTCATCAGCATAGCCTTTTACTTCCACACAAAACCTGTTCTTTTCACCAGGTATGTATAAGTCGCCCTTTAGCTGATGTTTAGGGTCAAGGGCACCACTTCCAGGCACCCTTTCCCAATTTAAACCAGTATGCTTACGCAGCATATCACGTGCAATAGTTTCCGTACGTGCGCCTTTTTGACGACTATCTACCACGTGTGGCCTCACTTACGTGCTTAGCCAATCTATCCCAGTCAATACTACCGTCTAGGTTAGTATACAGTGTTTGACTATTTTGATCTGCTTGTTCAATTTTTTGTTGAGCTTTGTCTACTTTTTTGCGCTTGCGCTCTAGTAACTTCTCAAATCTTTTAGCTCGCACTATACTATCCTTCAATACGAGATACGTTATTACGCTTGATAACATTAATTTTCTCTAATAGCGGATGACTAAATCCGTGGCTAACTAAAAATGTATTTAGGTGCTCTTCGCCTAATAATACTTCTACTAGTTTATCTTTGCCATCCATGTCCAAGGCTTCAACAGTTTCATCTAAGATAAGCAGATTAATTCTACTACTACTTAGAGTTTGCATTAACTTGCGTATGGCTAACAGTGTGGCAACATTTACACGGGCTTTTTCGCCACCGCTAAGTGCGTTAATGTCAATATCTTTGCCATTATCGGTAATAATAACATTTAATTTATCACTGCTATTTACCTTAAAACTAATTTGAAACCTACCATCACTTAAATCTACAAGATACTTATTAGTAATATCTTCTAGATCTTTTACTAAACATTCTATTTTATATGCTACAAGACCTGTAGTTGAAAACGTTTTAGTGAGTACTTGTAGTATACTCATACGTTCATTCATTATATTTAATTGAAAACTATGCTCTTCTAACTCTGCAGCCATCTCTTGCAACTGCTGCTTAATAGTTTCTACACGACTATTATGTTGCTGAATTTTTAGGTTATTTTCTTCTGCTTGTTTGATACGTTGTTGAGTTTGTGCTAGTGTACTAGCAAGAGTATCATATTTAGTTTGTAATTCGTCTTTTACTAGTGTTTTTTGTGGTAGTGAGTTATCTATTAGTAGGTGTAATTTTTCCCATTCTGCGTGCTGCTTAACGCTTTTTTGATATAATTTATCTTGCTCTTCTAGTTGGCTGCTGACTATTAATGCAGCCGCAGCACTAGCTCTGGCACTTTCAACTTCATCAGTTTTTTCTGTTACAAGTTGTTGTACTTTATTTTCATCTATGTTACTAAAGCAAGTAGGGCATATACCATGCAAACTGTTAAGCTTTTTAATAAACGTTTCACCATCTCGCACAGTTTTCATGTGCTCAGTTTGTTGTTGATGTAACTTTTTAATCTCGCCCTGATCTACAGCAGCAGGCGTTGGTATCATAAGATCTATACTATTAAACTGTTGTTTATAAGTATTATTTTGTATTATTTTACGATTAGTTTTATCTAAGTTGGCGATTTCTAATTCAAGTTCTGCAACTTGTTTAGGTAGTTCACTGTCTAAGGTTTCTACTATGTGAAAACTTTTTACTGTTAAGTCAGTTTTTTCATACTTGTCTAACCAATTATTAATTGTAGTTATTTTTGCCTGACAACTACTTAATTCTTTGCCTAACTCTAGCGTAATCTCTTTGAATACTTCGCTTGCACGGGTATACTTGGTAAGATTTAATATTTCTATTAAAAACTTTTTTCTAGCAGTATCAGCACTAGTTAAAAACTCTAGGCTGCTAGCATTACTTTGATAAACGATTTGTGCAAAACTCTTGTGATCTATGCCTATAATATCTTCAATAATCTTATAGGTTTGTGTAGCTGTATGCCCACTAATATCTTGACCATTTTTTAGCAATTTTACAGTTTGCTGTGCGCCACGAGTACACTTAATAGTATATTCATTGTTATCGCGCTCTAAATCTAGCTCTATACTATAAGATTTTTCTTTGATATATCTGTTAAGAATATCAGCTTTTTTAATACCTTTGCTATTTTTATTAAATAATACTTCTTCTAGTATAAGGGCTATGCTGCTTTTTCCGTGACCGTTTTTTCCTACTAGTTGCGTTAGTGGAGCTTTTACAAAGTTGATAACGTTATTAGCTCCATAACTAAAACAATTACTCCAACGTAGTTCTTTGATTGTTATCATTTTTCCAAAACTTCTTTTTATTTAAAAAGCCCAATTGCTCTACTAACAATATTGTGCTTTTTGCCTGTTCATAGTAATCAAACCAACGTTCTTGATCGCCGCAATCACGCTCAGCCATTATTCTAGCTACATAGATCATGTTGGGATGATATTCAGTCATTTTCTATTTTGTCCAGTTGATTTTGCACCTCAACCGCAGCACGCTCTACAGTTTCTTCAGGCAGGCCAAGTATATAGCGCAAGTACTCACGTACTTCTTCAATTAAGCTCATTTCATTGTCTAGCATCAATTGCACATCACTGGTACGCTTGATTACTTTGCGGTCAATTAGCTCATTATCTTCTAGTTCACCCAACTCCTGCAAATCACCCTCAACTTGATAAATTGTATGGTGATACGGTGTTGGCGGTTTAGGGTCACTGGCACTAACAGTTTTGCGTATAAGCTGCGGTAATTCTAGCCTAATCCAACTATGTTTAAGTGTATCTGTATCCAGTAAAATTACACCTGTGTCAACAGGATGGCGGTGAAAACTGGTAGTGACAGGGCTGCCAGGATAAAGAATATTGTGTTGACAATTTTCATAGCTATGTAGGTCTCCGGCTAATACTACATTCCAAGGTTTAAAAATATCTAAATTTACTTCAGGTGTTACATGTGGTGGTATTGCACCACGAACGTGAGTGCAAAGTACTTGGCCACCTTCAGGCCAAGGATTATTTTGTTCAAAGTCTTTTAGTTTGTTATAGGGTACAAATTCAATACCATAGTCACTATAGTAGTCATCTACTACTATAACTTTACGATTCATTAAATTAGTAGCTCGTGCTAGATTTGTTAAAAACGTTGTGGACTTTTTAACAGCTTCATGATTACCACTATAAATAATTGTATTTATATTACAGTGGCTAATCATATCAAAATAAATCTCTAGTTCATCCATACTAGGTAATTTGTCAAATACATCACCACCTATTACAAATAAATCTGCTTTACTTTGTTGCTCAGCTAATTGTTGCCATAACAATTTATATCTATTTCTAGCCCACTCTACAGGTACATTCTTTTGCCCTAATTTTATATGAATATCGGCTGTAAATAATACTTGCATTGTTTTTCCAAAAAGAATAGCCCAGTAACCTAAATTACTGGGCCCTATTATTAACCTAACTCTTTGATGGCTTCAGCTTGACTTTCATCCAAATCATCATCTTCAGCACTAGCTGTGGTGATTTTTTCTAAGAGAGCTTTTACTTCATCTGCTGTAGGTCTTGGAAACTTGTCGTCAATGTTTTGTGCACTATCTGCAGCTGCTCGTTCTACCTCTGTAAGGGCACGAGGCTTGCAACGTAATACTTGTAGTGTGTATTCGACATTAAATGCAAGTGGGCCAGTTTTTTGACGTTTAAATACTACATCCCAGCCTGTATCGTAGTCGGTAGGGTCACCTAAATCTTCTGCTGCTGTAAGAATTTGCTCAAACAATTTCTTCTTTAGATTAAGTGCTTTGACCTTACCATCCTTAGGATCGATACAGTTAATAGAGTAGCTCCAGCTGCATTTTAGATCAGGATAATAATCGGGTACATGATCCTTTTCTAGATTGTCGAACTTTTCTTTTTCACGGCTAAAGGCCAAGCACTCAATAGGAATATCTTTATTGTTAGTGCCTTTAGTCCAGTAAATATAACGTGGCAAAACTCCGCCAACTAATCTAACAGTATTTTCACCGTCTTTGTATTCGTAAGTTTCTACTTTGTTTGTAGCTGCTTTACCTTTAGTTTGTTTAAAGCTAAGTGCCATTTATTCCTCGTATTTGAAATATAATTTGTTGTTTGTAATTGTTAATAGCGGATTGTATTTTATTGCGTCGATTTTTAGGTCTGGATAATAACTTAAGTCTAAATATGTGTAACCTAAATCTCTGTATTGCTGATAGCTTCTACGTGCCGCTAGTTGTATATACTGCGATTTAAATAGTATATCTGTGTTACGATCAAAGAAAAGCTGACCAGGACTAGTTAAGTAACTACTTCCGCCGCTAAACCCAAGATTAAATCCCTTATAGTAATCTTCTAGTAATTCAACTAATTTTATTGCGTCGCCTTTAGCGGCGTGCTCTAATTTACTAAGATTGAAGCGGAAACTTTTTCTTTGATTCATCATATATTATAACACAATGTAGTGTCCCAGGCAAGTTAAAATTTCTATACCGATACTATTTCCCAGCCCTTTTTCATGTACAGTCCTAGTCTGTCATTATTTTGCTTTTTATCTGCCCAGCCGCTAAATTGAATATCTACTACTATTGGATTTAATTTACCTGGATGTGGTCTCATAATTCGGCCAACGATTTGTTCTAGTAGACTGTCATTACTCATTGGTACTGCTAGGATGACACAACTGAGTATGTTAATTGAGATTCCTTCGCTGAAGATTTGGCGGCTACCAGCAATGCACATTTTTTGTTTTGTGAGGATTTGCTCTTTTGCATATTGGCGTTCTTCAAAGCTGGTGTCGCCAGTAACCAACAAACACGTTTCTCCAACATATTCTTTTACTTTCTCCAAGAATTCTACGCGATCAGCTACTACTAGTACACTATGTCCATGCTCAATGTGATAACTGGCCAATGCACTAATATATTTTCTGTAATATTCGCTTTGTGTTAGCTCATTGATTTTTTCTACCCAAGGCACATTGTGTTTTAGTGTAATATTACTTTTTACTAGGTGCACTACTGGATTTATAGTATTGGCCTGCTCTGGCTTAAATATTGTTGTACCAAAGTAGTCTTGAAATATTACATGTTTGCCATCTTTACGAATCATTGTGCCACTTAATGCTAGTCTATATCTAGCATGAAAGCTGTCTATAGTTTGACTAAATGTACTAGCAGGGCAATGATGTGCTTCATCTAAAATGATCGTGCCAAATTCTTTGTTAATCTTTTCTAAATTTTTTACTATACTTTGTACATTGCCAACTACAATAAAGTGATCTTCTACGTCAAATGTGCCACTGCCTACTAGTCCAGGTGTTAATCCGAACAATGCTTCAATTTCTTCACGCCACTGATCCCGTAGCGCAGTAGTATGCGTTACTACAAGTGTTTTTTGACCCCATTTGCGTGCAATGTGTAGTGCAGTAAAAGTTTTACCCCAGCCTACTAAGGCATTAATAAAGCAGGTATCTGTAACTTGATCGTATATTTCTTGTTGATCTGGTCGTAAACTATACTTGGCTGTAGGAAAGGGTACAGGATTAGTTACTCGTTTATCTACTATAGTATAACCTTCAGGTATTAGGTCTGTGCGACCTTGCGGTACACTTAATATGCCACCAGTAAAACTTTTATAGTTTTTAATAGTTTCTACACTAACAAACTTCTTAGATCCAGTATTCTTTTGAATTTTATAGGTTAGTGAGTTCATTATAAATTTACTAGCAGCACTACCTGGATTATCCATGTAGATTCTATTACTAATAATAGCTTTCACACTAGTCTCCAGGTTGTTTTAATTGGTTCACTGTAATATCCGTATAATAAATTGCTACCGCTATAAGTTAGTATACCTGCATAAGGCTCGGTATCTTTTGGTATTTGTAGACTTTTAAAGCGTTCAGCTAGACCTGTAATTTCTAACACACATCCTATGCCCTGCGCGGGTAAAACTTGTTTGATCCTGTATGTAGCCAGCTTGGCGCGCGTAGATTTTTTGTGCTGAAATAGTTGTCCACTGCTGTCAATAAACCAGGTAGTAGACTTGGCTAATTTTATAACATCTTGTAAGAAATATATTGCTGTACCAATAGGAAACAGTTCTTTACCTATCTGTAATCTGCGTAAGCCAAGAGTTGGTTTATCAATATTTTTATCATCTACTACGCGATACCTGTGTGTAAAGGTTACTGTGTCGGTATCTATATATTGTTTACTATAAAAAATTAAGCCGCCTAGCTGCTGCGGCTCACGTTCGCCTAGTCTAAATACGGGCCAAACTAAGTCCTTCAGTCCTGTAGGTTTCCTCAAAATGTCCAAAGCTATAGTCATCTCCAATGTCTTGATCTACACCAATAGGAAAGCCACTAATATTGCAGCCCCAGTCATATTGAGTATTTTTTCGTAAAATGTCACAGTATTTTTCTACATGCTCGGTCTTAACAAGTGCCACGATTGAGTCATGGACAAGCATGAAGATTCTTGCGTCAAGTCCGCGCTCGATAATTTCTCTAGCAGTTCCAATAGCTCCGAGTAGGTTAACGTCACTTGCCAGCGATTGGATTTCTGAATTAATTCCACTTCGTACTTCGTGGGCTGCGATTCCTTTGTCACTGCTGAATACGTTAGGAAGCCGTCTTTTTCGGCCAAAAAACGAGTAAGTATATCCATTTTGTTGAATAAATTCTTTGCGGGTATCTAACCACTGTTTAAGTTTCTTAAAAGTTGTAAAGTACTGCTTAATATCATCACGGGCACGATCTACAGGGTAGTGTTGACCTGTTGCTTTAGTAACTGTTACACTAACCTTATCTGCTCCGCTGCCATACAAGATACCAAAGCTAATAGCCTTGGCACTTTGACGCATATCTGGATAAATCTTTTTTACCTGCTCAACGTCGCAGGGTAAATCAAATACCATTTTAGCAATACTACTGTGAAAGTCACCGCCATCAGTAAACACTTTTTGCAGATTCTTGTCTCCACTGAGCACAGCAGCATAATACATTTCAGCAGTTCTTAAGTCTTGCGAAACAATCTTGTAGCCACTTGGAGCTTTGATACAACCTTTGATAATAGGGTCATCACGCGGTATCTGTTGCGCATTAAACTTTCCACTACTACTAAGACGGCCACTAGTGGTAAAGATAAGATTAAAATTAGTACGAATCCTATCATCCCTATCAAGCTCAGGAAGTATTTTGTGTATATATGTGTTTTGGATTTTGGATAGTTTACGTACTTGTAGGATCGCTTTAGGAAGCTCATGTTCTTCACTCAATTGCTCTAGGACTTCTGCATCTGTACTAATAGCACCTGTACTAGTTTTCTTACCAGTTGGTGTTAATCCAACATAATCAAATAGTATACTACGCAGTTGCATAACACTGTTAGGATTGAACATTTTCTGTTCATTATTTTCAAACAGCTTAACTTCGTCAAAAGTATAAATATGCTGTTTAGCTTCTTCAATCTTGGTAGTTAGGTAAGTATCTGCTAGTTGCATACGCTCACGACTAATAGGTATTCCTACTTCTTCCATGTCCATTAAGAATAGAGTACCTGGAATTAAGATTTCTGTGTATACTTTATGTAGGTTAGTATTCTTTTGAACAATAGGCCAAAACTTGTTGAATAGCTCTAGTGTAACTGCTGTGTCTATACTAGCATATTCGCTGATAATGTCAAAAGGAATTAGGTCATAGGTAAAGTTCTCATTGAGCATACCATGCTGACGACAGTACTCTTTTTTAAATTCATCCAGTTTAGCGTCATAGTCACCATAATCGGTATATTTTAGTGCTAAGTCTTTTAGGCCATGACCATCAGTTTCATCAAGCACATAGTGCATAACCATAGTGTCATGTACTCGTGTACGGTCAAAGTCTAGGCCTAGGTGATATTTCAGCATTTTATAGTCAAATTTCATATTATGAAAGACTATAGTAAAACGGCTACAAATTTCTTCTAGTAATTTAAAGGCACTCTCACCAATACAATCACAACTAATATATCTGCCGTGATTTAGCTTATAACTTATACTAACGCCTAGTACATATCCATCACGGGGATATAGGCCTGTAGTTTCTGTGTCTATAGCAACCACACCTTGTGCATTTTCTAAGACTTCTTGGAAAAAGGCATAAGCATCTTCTTCACGGTCAATACCGCAAAAATCACCTTGCTTAACACCCTTAACTTCACCGTTAATATGTTTGTGTATTTTGTCTAGGGCACGTTCAAAGTCTGGTTTTCCCTCTGGCTTAAATGCCAGCATTGCAGGATTGCTAATAGGTATAAACTTTTCGTTTACTAATTGACCTGCGTAATTTGTAACACTAGTAATTTTGGCATATTCTTTAGCCGCTTCAGCACCTACCAAGATCACTAGGTCATAGAGATCAGTATCTATATCAAGATCAACGTCTTTTTTCAGCAATTTAGTAATTGGCTTTGAACTCATGTGAAAATGCTCAAAGTCAAACTGAAAATAATCTTTATATCTGGTTCTGTTAGGGGCTTTATCAATTACAGCAATTTTCATTGAATATACTCTTTTATGCTCATTACATCAAATTGATCTAATTCACCAGGATCAACACCGTCTGGCAGCTTCATTATTTCTACTATAAAATCATCTTCTTCTAGAACCGGCTTAAGTTGTTTTGCTGCTTTTTCGCCTGCTTCATCGCCGTCAAATAAGATGTATATGTTTGTAACACCTTGTGCTTTAAATGGTAATAGTTTTTGTTTTGCAGTATTTTGCAATGTATTTGTGCCAAAACAGCAGACCGCATTTTTAATTCCTTTATCATAAAGATTAAGCATATCAAACACGCCTTCTACTAAAACTATACTGCGACTTGGTTCTTCTAGGTAGCTGGGAAATAGTGGTAGTTGTACTCCACTGGGGTAATTTATATATCTAGGATTTACATTACTAAGTGTATGTCTGCCGACAAACACTTTAATTCTATTAGTAACATCTTGTATAGGAAATACAATACGATCTTGTAGTTTTTCTACTTGATTGGTATAGAACGCATTAAAATGTTTTAGTGTACTAGCACTAATGCCACGAAATGGTTTAGTCCACGGAGTGTGCCCTAATGGTATGGCAATCTCTTGATTTGCGCTAAGTTCTTGTAATTTCTTCTTGAGATTAGCAATCCTAAGTGGCACAGGATTAGTAAAGACCCCAAAATATTTAAAGATGTTAGTTTTAAACCCACAACTAAAACAATGGGCAGCACCACTAACACGGTCGATTCTAAAACTAGGATTATTATCTTCATGCTCTGGATTTAAACATTTAATTAGGTAATCACGGCCACTTACACTATAGCCTAGGCCGTTCTTTTGTAGTAGTTCTAGGATTGGATCACTCATTTATGCGTCCCAAGGTAAATCTGCTGCTGTGTCGTCTTGTTTAAGATCTTTTTTCTTTCCGGCTTTTTTAATTGTTTCTTTTTCTTGTGGTTTGTCAATACTTTGTGGACTAATTCTAAGAGTTTCCCAGTCTATTGGGCTAGTAAATTTCATCTCTTTTCCGCCACGAATTTTAGTAGTTTCAAAACTAATAGCATTGCTGCTTTTATCGTGTGCTTCCATTACCAGTGCAATATCTGCCGCATCTAAAATACCTTTAGCAAATCTTGCTTCACCAGTTGCATCAATCTGATAGGGACTTACTAGTACAACTTCATACTTTCTTGCCAAATTCTTTAGTTTCTTAGACACTTCAATCTGAGGCTTCCAGTCATACATATCCGCGCCTTCAATCACAATTTGATTTAAGTAGTCTACCACTACAACTTGCAATTTATCACCAAATTTAGCTTTAGCTTTACCAATATGTAAATCTATACTGCTAATAGTTAAATCTCTGTCGTCAACAATAATCATTTGATTGTCTGGCTTTAACTGATGATTACGCACTAGTTGTTCTTCAAACTTAAATCTATCGCGATGACGCAAAAAATCTAATACAGTTTGATCTGATTCTTGAAACATACCTGCTCTGGCTTTTACCACTTTTAGTACTTCTTCATCTGTTAGTTTATTCTGTTTTAATCGCTGTAAATCTACATTTGCTAGTATGCTAAGGTTGCGTTCCATAACCTCATAAGCGGTCATTTCAATTGAGAAATATATAGAACTATTCCCATTCTCATACTGATTAATAAAAATATTACTACTAGTAATACTTTTGCCGCTGCCTCGTTTACCGCCGATGAGTATGAGTTCTTGTCTAGCCACACCGCCAAGTACAGCATCAAAAGTATTATTAAGTCCCAAGTAAACACGTTCTTTCTCCAAGTCATCGGGATGCCTAAATAACATCATATCAGCCATAGTAAATACTTTTTCACTGGTATGTGTTTTTTCCTCTATAGTCATAGCTATAGTAGACAAGTTCTCTTTTATTTCATTGCTGTCATATAGCGGTAATTTATCTACAAATTTATCTAATAATTTTACAGTTTCGTTTTGCGTATATTGATCTATTAAGGCATCTAGTGCTATTTCTGCTGAAACGTCAGGAACCTCAGTTAAGCGGAGAGTCGCTAACGTCTTAGACGCTGGCCCCTCCCTTAGTGTTAATGCTAGATCATCAAAACTAGGTACCTGATGGTACTTTTCGTAATGTTTATTGATTGCACTGTAAAGAGAGGAATACGCAGGGTCTAAAAATACTAGTTTGAGCCGCGCCCATAATTCTAGGTTTTGCTCTGCTAGTAGTTTATTTAAGACTACTGCACTTGTATCCAAGTTTAACCTACTTTCGATTCATTGTCTATAATTACTTGATCTATAATTTCCGTTACTTTATAAAGTACTTCTTCTCGTAGTTTTTTAATATCTTGTTGATAGCTTGCATCTCGTTCAAATAAGAGACTAAGCTGTTCATGTGTTACTAGTTGTTGTAGGCCAAAGTAAATATGGTCATAGGCCATTGTTGACTCAGGCATTACCTCAACTTGTGCTGTACGTCCATAGTTATCAGTAGCTAGTTTTACTACTTCTTCTACTGTAAAACTCTGATTGTCGTGATAGGTAATTGTAACTTTCATACTGAGCCTAAAAGTAAAAAGGCTGGGAGCTTTTTACGTCTCCCAGCCTGGGTTTTGTTGCCTAATTAAGCAGCTTTGGCTTCTGCTTTAGCACGCTTAGCAGCTCCATCGTAGTCTGCAACTTTAATACCGCGACGGGTTAAAAGTGTCTTAAGACCACGTTCTGTTTTATCAACAGCAGCTGCAATTTCTGCAACGGTCATTGAATGAATCTTGCTGCCAAGTTGGGTAACAGGATCAACATTCTCTTTTGCATAACTGTTCTTTTGCGCAGGAATCTTAGCGATTTGACCCTTACGAGTAAGGCTAAGAGCTTTACCGCGAACGCTTGCTACAGTCTTGTTAAGGGCTGCGGCAATATCCTCAATAAACGCACCTTTTTCAGCCATTGCAATAAACTTAGCTTCTTCAGCATCAGTATATGTACGAGCAACTTCTACTTTTTCAGCAGGTTTAACACTGCCAGTAAGCTCAAGGGCTAACAACTTGCCTTGAATCTGTTTTGGAGTAAACTTGCCGTCCATGAATTCTTCGGCGATTTGTTTGTAGGTAAGTTCACCAGTGTTGCTAATAACAAACTCAGCAAGCTCGGCTCCCTCATCTTCTGTAAAGGCACTGGTTTTTTCTTTGGCCATACTAGCAACTTCGATCTCAAGTTGACGTAGTTTGCTAGCAACGCTACGAGCAGTAAAATCTGCGCCAAGTGATTCAGCAGCATGTTCAACAGTAGCGGCACTAACAGGACGCTGGCTACCAACAAGTTTCATAAGTTGGTCAACAGTAGCGTCAGACCATTTTTTGGCTTTTTCAGTCATTGATATGTTCTCTTAAAAAAGTATTTAAGTTTGTGATAATTTGTATTCCGAGTTGTTCGGCTTTTTTACGTTTTGTACTACTTTTATCTTCTTCGTCAACCAAATAATCCGTAGTTTTAGTTACAGATTCGCTAATACGAAATCCGTGATCTGTTAGTTGCTTGTAGGCTTCGGCTTTAGTTTTATAAGAAGATAATTTGCCTGTAATACATACAGTTTTACCACTAGTATTTACTACAGGCATTTCACTGCGAAATGAAAAAGGTAAGAACTCTCGCATTTCTTGGAAATCTAATTCAAGCCAGCTTAGTAGATTTTCTGTTACTTTATCTCCTAGTCCAGCTTGTTTACAGGTTTCTAAGTTAATTTCATCAATATGATTTACTACACTGCTAATCTTGGTACTGGCAGTATTGCCAACAAGTGGAATACTAAAACTTGCTAGTACTTGATTAAGTGGGGCACTGCGGCTCTTTTCAATCTCACTGAGAAGTTTTTCAGCAGTTTTAGTACTACTTAATTGATTAGCAACTTCTGCTTGATCTAAGTAGTAGATTTCAGTAATGTCTGCTAAGCCCAACTTTTCAATAGTTTTTGCGCCCATACCTTTGATGCCCATTGTTTTGCAAAAGTGTTCTACACGCTTGCTAAGTTGTGCATCACATGCCTGGTTGCGGCAGAATAGCTGATCGTTGACCAATTCAAGTTTGTAATTACAACAAGGACAATGTGTTGGTATTTCAATCTTCATATTCATTTTTTAACTTAAGATATTATTATACAGTATTGACTACATTGTTACAAGCTAAAATTTTCTTTGCCTGGGCCAACAAAATTTACGCATCAACTTTATGCAGTATGCAAGGTATGATTTCACCTGCCCTGGCTACAGCTACTGTGTCACCAATACGCAAGTCAAGGGCTTCGATAAAACCTGGATTGTTTAGTGTAGCTCTGCTGACTAGTGCATCACCAATCTTAACAGGTTCTAGGATAGCCACTGGGGTAACTTTACCACTTTTACCTACTTGCCACTCAACTGCTAGTAGTTTGGTTTCTACGTGCTGTGCACGTTCTTTGCGAGCATATGCACCACGAGGATGTTTGCTAGTATATCCCATTTGTTCAAACTGATGATTATTATTCAGTCTAACAACAATGCCGTCACTAGGATAAATCTTGGCAAGTTCAGGTTCTAGTACAGTGTTAAATCCTAGTTGTTTAAGCACACGCATATCACCAGACCAGGTAGGGTCTAGGCTTGGTGTTATTTGATAGGCAAAGAACTCAATTGCCCTGGTTTTAAACTCATCCAAGTCTTTGAGATTTAAGCTGCCTGCTGCATAATTACGGCTATTTTCCACATGCAGTGGAGCCACAATCTCGCCAGTAACTTGTACAGTTACATTACCAAGATTAATTCTTAATGGCACTAGACTACCGTGCTCATACATTTTATCTGTAATGACCTGACCCTCAATACCATCACCACGAGTAAGTGCCTGCACTAGTACGCCGTCTACATATAGCAGGCTAATAGCTGCACCATCTAGTTTGATGCTGGTAGTAACGTCTAGGCCTGCTAGTGGATCAGCTTTGCCTTCATCTTCATAGAACTTTTGCAGGCTATACATGCGGTGTACGTGCTTATCTTTTTTGCCATGCACAGCCGCTCCAACTTTGTTATAGCCGCAACCCTCTGCTAGCATGTCAAACATGTAGTCTGGAATAGTGGGTGTACCTTGATAGTACGCTTCACTTGCTTTATCTAATAGTTTATGTAATTTATTCATAAATAATATTATAGCAGTTTAGGGTCTTTAGTTCAAGTTATTTTTTTGTAATGTGATTATGAAAGAATTTAATTACTTCTTCACCTTCAGCTTTGGCACAAATATCCAACAATCCGTATAATAAACTATGTATATTTTCAATACTAGCAGGTATACTAACGCCTTCTCTACTAGGAATCCATTCGCCTTCATAGCTTAGAAAGTATTTACGAAGTTGTATATAAGTAACTTCTCTAAAGTCATTAATTACCAGTCGTACTTGAAAACCTTTTTCTAGATTTTCTTCTATTAGTCTCTCATACAGTATGTTACTGTCCATTTAACGCCTCCTATAGATAATATTTAAGTTATTACCTATAGCCGTTAAATAGTTTTGATCTAAAACATTAAAATATTCACTAATTAGTTGTTTGTGTAAATTTCGTGATTCACTACATTTACCCCACCACCAACCAGATATAGCTTTTTGAAAAATTAAACCATGTTTTCCTGGATATTCTACTAGATTTATATATCTGTGATCTTTATCACCACTGCTTAATATTAGGCCTAAATTAGCATATGTATAGCTTGGAATCCACTCTTGACTCCACTCATGATTTCTACTCATAAAATAGTATGCTTCTGGCCTATTAGGAAATACGTTAATTGCATGACTAAATAATGTACGTACTGTATGTCGTCTATTTCCAGGTATTTCCAAACATCTACCAGCTTTTATCAAACTGTAATATTGTAAATCTTGATTATCGGTACGTTCAGCAGCTCTTAGATAAAATGATAATGCACCAGCAAATTGTCCTGCTGTATAATAATAGTCTGCGATGATACGATTATTATTTGCATTTTCAGTATCTGATGCATAAATACGAAATAAGGTATCTAAATCTTCTACGTCAGACATATTTGCTCCATTACATGGCAAGGTACACTAAGTACAAAAGAACAATTGTCTTGAAATCCAAATGTTAATATGAAATTATCCCTAAATTTAGTCATTCCAGTACAAAATTCTATATCACCGTTTAAAAAACTAAACTCCGGAGTCCATTTATGAACATTCCAGTCATTATCCCAAAAGATCAAACAATGTCTATAAATGGCATTTTTAGCGCCAATTTCTGACTTAAATAAATTGACTGTGTGTACGCAAGCAAAACTAAAGTTATCATTTAGCCTAATTACTTGTGATCCGCCTCTAAAGTCTTTATAAAAGTCTCTATGAGTTCCAAGATGAACTGTTTGTGTTGTGTTATTTTCAGTATCTACTTTTACAATTTCTGAAGGATTACACCATTTCATGTAGTGAAACGGCATATGCTCTATTGGCATCCAATTTTTTTCACAATAGCTATTATCATCGCCAGTAGATTTTATTCTATATCTAGAAAACTCTTTTGCACTGTCTGCATTAAGTTCTATACCAGATAACTCCATTCTACCTTGTCCATGTGGAGTAGTGTCTCTACGAACTCCGGTAGCATACAATATATTATCCCATCTAACTACTCTAACATCTTCTAAACCTACAAATTCCCAAATAGGTTTAACATCTAGTTTACTTGTGTCAATTTTTGATACTTTTTGAATACTAAGATTATCTTTATTTAATTCGCATAAATAATTAGTTGTCGTAAGGGTCATATCATTTTCTGGGTTTAGATAAGATAGAGGGCCCCACTGTGAATCAAATACACACTTTTCTGCATGATAAAGCGTGTATTGGCAGTGTCTAATATTTACTAATAATTTATCAGTTGCAACGTCATAGTAAACCGATGGATTAAATATTCCAGTACCATTTGTAAGTTTAAAATCTAGAAATAATGGCTGTATACTACCACCACTTTCTAGTACGAATTTAACAAAATTATTGTACATATACTACTTACCACATATTAACATAATATCAGTGGCACTATATCGCTCCTTCATACCCAGTTCAATACAGCTTTGCTTTTGTGCATAGCTGCCTGCCATAGGTGCTCCAATTATTAGTACAAAAGCCACTACAAAAATTATTACACCAATTGCACCTTCTTTAAACGTGTTACTCATACCTGTACTCCAAGTTCTCGAATTTGTTGCAAACTGGCTAATTCGTAAGCAGGCTGCCAACAATATTGTTTTTGCTTTTCGTCCATTAGCCACATATGATATATCCACCCGTGTTTCTCCGATAATTTTTCACTGTAAATTTTTGCAAGTGATAAATATCTAGCACTCCACACAACCTCTCCAACTTCAAACTTATCACGAGTAGCACCATCTGGTATAAGCTGTGGATTAAAGTAGGTTTGACCAGGTACACGTAATGGTACACTATACTCTTCTAGCACTTGTTTTACAATAGTTACGCCGCGATATGTACTCTTAGTAATACTATCAATAGTGCCACCACTAAGATATTCTTGTATAATAAATATCTTTTCGTCTTTGGTAACAGCTTTGCCACGTAATTTAGCACGTTGTTCAGCAGTTCTACGTTGACGTTCCTTAAACTGCTCAATAATAGTAGCAAGTCTAGTAGTGTTATACGTCATGCCAAGCATTTGACAGGCATCTTTTTTAGTAATTGGTTTTTTACCTTCTTCAGGTTCTAGCAATCTGATTACGCGACTAAGATTGCTATCAGTCATTTTTTCTTCTTCAAGCTCAGTTCTTTTACGTACTCTAGCCACTAGATTCTCCAGAAGTAAAAGGCGGCACTAGGCCGCCACAATTAAGCTGCTTTTAAAACACTGGCAAAATAAACTGCGGCTTTGCCGGTAAGTTTACCAAGAATGTCGTCGTCGATAGGGCCGCCCTTAGCTTCAATGGCTGCTTTAAGTGCTGCAATCGAATCCTCTTTACTTACTCGCTTACTGCCTTCACCTGAAGCAGTCTTAGTTGTCTTAGTTGAACCTGCACTAGAGTCTTTCTTAACATATACTCCAGCTTGTACTAACACCATACGTACGCCGTTTGGTGACATTTCAATTTCTTCTGCAATGTCCTTGATGATTTCAGTTGAGCTTTCAGGGGTTGGGCCTGCCTGCTCATACATTTCAATAACTTTAGCTTTGAGTTCATCTGTCCATGCGCTTTGCGTTGCCATAATAATTCTATTCCTTTAGTGTATATTTGGGTTTTGTTTTGGATTAAGTGTTTCTATTAAATCGCGTTCTAATAATTTATGATACATTGCTTCGTTACTAGCAACTAACATATAAAGTAGGCCGCTAGGAACTAAACTATCTGGCAACTCATCTAAAGTTTTGTTGTTTTCAACACACAGTTGCTCTAGTTTAGTACGGAGTTCTATACCATATTTTACTGTTTCATGTATTTGAATACTGTCCCATATTCTAAATTTAGACATACTCTACTTGAACATCGCTCATACCTTCAGGCTTAAATCGCCTGTAATTATGTTTGAGATCAAATTCCTGTAATAGTTGCATTGTTTCCTCGTGCTGACGGCGACGTAATTCACCCATTGACTGAGCAAACTTAGCAAATTCGTTATTATCGAGACTAGTTACGTCCCAACCCTCAACAAAGGTTGTTGGGGTTACAAGTTCAATAACTGCTCGTTTACTAACATCACCAGCTTGTTTAGTGTAAGTAAATTCAAGTAGTTTCATATGTAGCCTTTCATCGTCAATAGAAATAATATTATACAGTATATAACTACTAAAATCAAATAAAAAATTTTAGTCTTGTTTTAGTACTTCGGAGCGTAATGCTTCTCGAAATAGCTTGCCTTTCTCTTCGCTAAATATAGGTATAAATAGACTAGGAGCTACTAGAATAGATATACATATGTATGTTACACTGCTAATAACAGGGCTGCGTGTAAAAGTATTGTTTATGCCCAATCTTTTAGCTTCACTGACTATGGGTACATAAAAGAATAACCAACAACATATACCTGTAGTTATTGCAAATACTAGGTATACTGTTAGTGCATCCATACTGGGCGACCGTACCTATCGTGCGCTCGCGCACCAATTGAAAAATCTACTTTGCTAGTTTGATTAGTTTTAGTACCAGTTTTGGGTTTATTGTAGCCGGATAATGCTTCTAGCTGAAGCTTATGATTGCTATTGAACATATCACGATTAACAAATCCTGCAAAATCTTTGAACAACTTAGCAATATGAATATTGCCTGGAGTCCACTGTGGATCTTTAGGTGTTTTACGACGATACTTAATATTTTGAGTTGCGCGCTCAGCTACTTTATCGTTAGGATGTTTTTTAATATGTCGTGCTAGTTTACGCTTGCGATTAACTTCCCAGACTTTATTACTTTTGTATCTTGACCAGTAGTTTTGGTCACTTTTACTACTAGTTTTACCTTTTGCCATTTACACCTCAATACAATTAATTAATGATTCCTCTGTATCCCACAACCAATCTTGTAGGTCAACTGCACTATCAATACCATCCGGAACATGGTCATAGTCTAGAAAAGTTAGCATTGCATCTAGTGGGTTTACACCCCAAACAATTTCTAGTTCAATGTTTTCATCTTGAGGATGTTGAAAAGCAACAACATATTTTTTATCGTACTCCATAGTCCTTTCCTTGAATATCGAATAAATATTATAGCAAACTACAACCAACAAATCAATATAATTTTTTTACAACAAAAAACCCAGCCTAAGCTGGGTTTTGTTTTTTGGTGCCCCCTCACGGAGTCGAACCGCGCACCAACGGATTATGAGTCCGCTGCTCTAACCATGCATGAGCTAAGGGGGCTAAAATCCTGTATACTTATAGCGTACAAAGTCTAGGTTATACTTTGTGTAACCCAAGTCTTTTTGTTCATTGTTGAATGGATATTTGCTAGGGTTAAATTCAACCCATTGCTCGCCCCATTTTGCACCTATATACCAACTTTCATTTATATGTCTAGCAAGATCAATTTTATCTTTTAGGCTCATATCTTCTCGCCAGGTTTGACTACCGCTTATAGCATACTCAAAAGTATCGCCATGGTAGTATGGCTTATTTAGATAAGCTATAGCAATAGGATCATGTACAAAACGAAGTAGATAATCCCAATCTTCGCAATAGGCAGGATATAAGTTTTCATCGAATAAGCCGTACTTTTGAACTACCCAATCTTTTATTAAGAATATGTCCCAAGTACCTATGCCGAACTCACCTGGAGAACCATGTACCATACCAATATTTGGTTCTTGGGCTTTGTTATACATATCCTCTAAAAATCCGCTGGTAAAAGCTACATCGTGGTTGGTGATTATCCAATATGGTTGCATAAAGTAACTTTTAATAATTAAATTCCAAGCTCCTGCACAACCTATATTTGTTGGCATATGACAAACTTTTATAGACTTTATGTACTTATGATCTCTGCAAAGATTATCTAACTCTTTTGTTATTTGATCTCTGCCGTTGTTATTAAATATAACAAAGTTATCTACTGGATAGTCTATGCTGTCCAGTAGACGCATCAACCAATGCACCCCATTGACAATGGCTGTACCAATTACTGGTATACTAGACATTATTAGTTCTTTCTAGTATAGTTAAGCCGTTGTTATTTGTTCTGTGCAGTAAAAATTTCCAGTGTGGATTTTCTATTATAAATTCAATTATTGCAGGTAATAATCCTAGTTTAGTATCACTTGCCTCATCTATAGTACCATAGGTTTGAGTATCATGAAATGCAAGATATTTTTTAGCTTTATTGCCGTGTAATTTTAATTCTTGTTTTAACTGACTATATGAGTGCCATGTATCTATAAATAATAGATCGGTTTCCTCAATATCTAGACGTAATACATCTGCTTTAATATAGTTAACATTTTTTCCAAGTTCTTTGGCTATTTCAAACAGCTCGTTAACAGCAGCGTCTAGCTCTAGGTCATAAGCAGTAAATTTAGCACTAGTAGTTAAAAACGCTCTAGTACTATCGCCAAAACGAGTACCCATTTCAATAATGGTTGAACAATTTTTAGCTAACTCTTTTAGCACTGGCAGGTGTTCGTTAATATCGCCTTTAGTATTACATGCGTTAATATATTCGCGTTCTAGAATAGCATGTTTACTATTTTCTTCTGGTAATAGATAGTCTTTAATATTGCTAAACAAAAATATTTCTTTAGGCAATAGATCAAGTTTATACTCCTTTAACACAGTGTCTACTTCTCCACTAGGAGATATAGTGCCTATGCTAGGTTCTTCATTGTGAAGCTTTACCATTTCATTACCATTATAGCTGTTACCTTTAATAAAGGTAAAACTATCGTTATAATGTGTAAAAGATTTACGTTTAATGTTTCGCTTTTCTACTCCGCCCATCCAACTAAAATGCCAGCCCATATCTTCTACTTTAACACCATCTTGTTGTAGATAGCTAATAGTAAATGGATTGTCAACATTTGATCTTATTTGAGTAGGAGTAGCTTTGGCTAGGTGTGCTTTTGTACACATAAACATGCCACCATCCCAACGCTTAAAAGACCCATCTGCTTTGTAAACACGCAGATTGGCTCTGCCTTCTAGATGTACTAGTGGTACTTTTATAATAAATCCTGGATTACTTATAACTGAGCTACTTAGCCAGTCTAGGTATAGTGGGTTAATAATTTCATCACTATCGCTTATCAAGAACAGCGTATTGTCATCATAGTTATTTACTACTTGTAATAAGCTATCTTTCTGTAATCGCTCTCTGGTTCTTGCTCTAATTGACTGATGATTTTTGTTATTTTCATAACAATTAAATACATCAATTAATTCTACTGGTAGTTTATCGTCTTGCGGAATATCTAATTTTATAATTTCAATCTTTTCAGCAGGTAGTCCTAGTTCTACTATTCGTTTTTCCAGTTTATACTCTAGTGGTATGCCGCTGTGAGTTTTATTAGATTCGCAAATAATAAATTTATCTACATAATCTTTTAATATATTGATTCTAAGTTGTAGTAATTCTTGTCCGGTTTGGTCAAAGTATGGAAAGAAATCTATAATCTGTTTTTGCATTATCTAACTCTTGTTGGTACTCGGTGACAGTTTCGAACTGCCGACCCTCTCGGTGTAAACGAGATGCTCTACCACTGAGCTAACCGAGTGTTTAAACCATTATTTTACTTACAGCAACTACTACTGCACTAATTCTACCAATATCACGCAGTTGCTCTACACTATAACCCGCCTTGCGAAGTGTATCGTAGTGTGCCTTTACACAAAATTCACATTTGCCTACAATGCTTGCAGCTAGGCTATACGCCTCAAATTTTTCTTTTGTAGTTCCAGCATGCGTACTAATTGCATTCATACGTAGTTGAGCAGGTAAGTTTTTTAGTTGTATATCTTTGGTCATCTCTACATATGGATACCAAGTATTATTCATAGCCATTAAACTAGCTGCTGTAATAGCTGCATTAGCTTCCTGATCATCGGTCATTTCACTGTGAATCCAAGTCCACAATTTATGATGACCAGTAGCAAAAGCTGCTGCTAGTGCTACGTACTCTGCTGTTTCTCCCAGTACACTACGTTTAATTGTAGTGTCTAGATTGAGTTTTATATCTTTAGCATAGTCTGGCATCTC